TGTAGTGGTTCCTACCCCAATTCCTGTTCCGACCGTTACGTTACCTAGTACGTCTAAATCGTTGGTAATAAGTGCATTTGATCCAGTTAGATCGGTAGTAATGTTAAGCGAGTTCAAGTTAGCGTCGGAACCACTAACTATCAGTTTTTTCCAATTTGGCATATGTCTTTAGATTATGGTTGGTTACAGGTTTGCCTGCCCACTTCCCTTTCGGGCCAATAATATACGTATAAATAGCAAAAGGTCCCGAAGGACCTTAACTACTCTTTTATTAAATCTATGTGTTTTCCGATTTTAGCAAATACCTTTACAAATACTTCAAATTCGTTTCCTGTATATGTAGCAGTTCTTAGTTTTGCTAGTATGAATTCGGCTTCTCTTTTTGTAAGACCTTCATCCTTCACCTTCTTAGGTGACATCTTTTCTAATAATCCCATAATGTAATATAACTTATTTTTAATTACTGTTTACTATACGTAAATGTAGATTTCATTTGATTCTACTCTTATGTTACCTACGTGATCTGCTTGTGCTGTTATTGCATTAGCTGTTGTTCCTTCAAATACACCTGCTACATGTAAGCTTGGTGTCTGATTGCCGGTTGCATTAGAAGCCATATTGTTGACTACTGCTAAACGTCCCTCATTTGACTTATAGCTAGCATCCCATATTAATCCTGCTCCAGATTGTGCTGTTCCGTTAGATCCTCCGAATACTATTCCAGAATCTCCTGTTGCTGCAGATCCTGAGTTAAGAAGTATAAATCTATCTTCTATATCCAGGTTTGTTACGTTAGCATTTAACGTATCTCCTTCTACTGTTAAATTACCTGCTATGGTTACATCTCCACTTGTCTGTACAGTTGCTACACTAATGTTATTATCTAAATTAATAGTAATCTCATCAGTAGCTGTACCTACAGTGTTAATGTTTGTACCTCCTGCAACTTCTAATGTATCTCCTAACGTAATAGTTTGATCTACTCCTGTATCTCCAGATAGTGTAATTGAATTACTATCAAGTGCTGTTGTTGGTATGCCTGTCAAGTTAGCTTCTACTACCGATATACCTCCAGATGCTACAGATATTGTATTATCTGCTGCTTCTACAGTTACTACTGCTGCTCCTGAACCGTTATATGTAAAGTCTACTATTCCGTTACCGTCTGTAAGTGAGTCTAAGTTGGTTCCTAATTCTTTACCACTTATAGTGCTATTAGCTAAAGTTGAATTAGGAATACTGCTTAAATCGAAAGTAATTGTATCCGTTCCTGCTGTTCCTACTATAGTTAAACCAGCTCCTGATGATCCGGTAGCGAAGTTTAAGGTATCTGTTGTACTATCAGCTATAAGGGCTGTACCGTTAATTGAAGCGGTAACAAATCCGTTGAATGCCGATTCAGCAGTTAAGTATCCGCTGTCATTTGCTAATTGTGATATGTTAGATCCGGAGACTAATAACTTTTTCCACTGTGCCATGTTGTATTTTCTTTAATTGTGATTTATAATAAATATGCTTTAATTAGAATAACCGAAGTAGTAGTCATTACTAGCGCTGTAGAATAATCCACCGGCAACTGCCGTTGGTGTTATAGACTGCGATATAAACTGCATTACACCCTCTTTATTTACTTTTATCTTTTCTTTTCCTTCTACCTTTATCTTAAATACATCGTCAACTCCATCTAAGTTAATAGTCAGTGAGCCAGACGTACTAAATGAACCTGATACATTAAGAGATCCTGATAAGTACTCACCTATTTCAGGTAATTGGTTGTTTATTTGGTTCCAAAATACCTGAGCCATTATCCATTAAGTTTTCCTGTGATTGTTATTTCCATTCCTTCAGAAATGACGTAACCTAGGTTGGAATTGTGAAAGTCCACTACTAAGTCTGTTCCTTCTTGTACTATTCTATCGATAGCTGATGGCTCTATGCTTAATCCTCCTATAGTTACTAGGAAATCATCTATTTCATGGTCTGGGAAGTTTGGAGGTGGTGTTGCTAGTGTTACATTAGCATAGGTAATGCTATTTTCTGTGTTATCTATCACATAACTGTAGTTATTTGTATCAACAGTGTTAGAAAGTGCTAAATACGTTCTTTCCTCAGCTGTCATACCACTAAAGTTAATGTTTACCTCTGACTTACCTGTTAAGTTATCGTAAAATCTACCTTTTGGGCCTGATGAAGCAGGTGTATTTGCTTTACCTTGAAGTACTTCTTCGTTTCCTGCGGTTTCTAGTCCAAATTTAATTGATGACTTACTGTAAAACTTATTCATATTAGCAATCGATGTATTAATACTGTCTGGAACTATATGTCCCATCATATTAATTTGAAAACTAGTCTTTACTGTACGATCTTGACCTTGAGTAACTTCGGTAGTTGTTGTATAGGAGTCAATCATTGCTCGGAAGTTAAACTTTTCTGGGTCTCCCCAGTAAGCATCCGATGCAAAGTTAATCGACTCTACTATTTTGTTCATTTGTTCTACATATTCTGTGAAGATCACACATGAATAGGTAATATTGACGTAATCTGGTATAATAACTCCGTAGAGTTCTTTGACTGGCTCTCTATTATTGAGTCTAGAGAATCTATCGTATACATTCTTCTTAGAATACCCTTTCTCAAAGATGGCAAAGTTATTTGGATTGTTAGCATCCATCTTATTACCTAACGTTCTGTTCTTTTCTACGGAATCTCTCTTAAACATTATAAGAGGAGTTTGTATCTTACCGTTTTTATCCCTATATAAGCCGTCTTTCTGTACTGCTGCCCATCTTTCTGGTGATCCGTACATTACTGGTACGTTTATTCTCTTTCCATTTTGGGTTACTGATGGTTTAATGACGTTGTTGAAGTAGTATATTATTGTTTCGTCTATATCTCTAAGACCTATACTAAACTGTTTAACATCATCATTCTTAACCGAACGTTGATATCCCCTATTATTGCGGATAACATCCGGTGTTGGCTGCTTTTGCGCTTTGTTGTATGTATCAATTGCAGCTTGTGACAATTGAGACTGTCTTTTAGGTAGTATTTTAGTCTTTTTTGCCATTTATTATCTCGCTCTTGTAATTCCTACTTTGTCTGTTCTTGTTAAATGACAGTCAACTACAATAGATACAGATGAACCGAATCTACTCCCGTAGTCGGTTAGGTTATAGCTACTGTCTCTACCTGCAAATAACTGGTTCTCTCTAACAGTATCTACTTCGTAATAATCTTCATGCCACATTACTATGTCTCCTACTTCAGGTACGGTATTAGCGTCAACTAAATCTTGTCTAGTAAAAGCAAATGATGCTTCCCTACCAAGGTCTGGTCCAAACTCGTCAACATTTACTACCTGGTCTCCTCTAGTTATTAAACAATTTAATTTAACTGGGTTAAGGTATATCTTATCTAAAGCTTCACCGTATAGGTTAGCTTGAGTATCAGTCAATGACAATTTATAGTACCCAATCTCTTGTTCTACTATATCTTGTAGTATCTCTCTACTAATGTGAGTGGAAAGTGCATTAAAATCTTTTTGACTACCGAATAGCATATGTTATTTTTTCTTTTCTATTGTTTTTTCAGCTACTTCTACTTTTTTAACTTCAGGAATTCTTTCCAAAGAAGTTGTTTTAAAAGAAGCGTATGCTTCACTAGCTGGTTTAGTTGTTAGTAGTTTTACTTTCATGATGGCTGTATTATTGTCACCATTATGTGAAACCTGTCCAACTGTCAATACTCCTGGCATCGCTCTTAACATCTCACCGATGTCTTGAACTGTAACTGCCTCACTGTGTCCTATTCTGACCATAGCTTGGTAGACAGAGAATTGTATTTCCGAAATTAGATCTTTTATTTTCATTATCCTACGTATATGTGCATCGGTATCCCCTGCATTGTATCATTAATAAATTTTGTCTGTGTAGCAGCTAGTTCTAACTGGTTAGTTAGAGATGCAGATTGCATAGTTGCTTTTAAATCTTCTACTAAGAATACTTTTTCATCTCTAGCATCTGCTAGTAAGTCTGCAGCATTCATAGTCACTTCTGCTCCAGGAACAGGTACTGTTTGGTATTTCCCTCGTACATAAGCAAGCATTTCTTTACATGTAGCTACTGTGTATTTAAAAATCCACTGTCTTCCGATAGAGTTTATTTCTGAGTATATTAGGTTCTGGGCATTAACATTAGATAAGTTAGTAGTAGTTCCTGATGAAGAGGTTCCTCCACCTGTTCCGTTAACTCCCCCGCTGTTTGATGCTTCTGCATTAATTAGTATTGAATCATCTACATAAGCACTATTTTTCTCAGATGTCTTATAGTACTGAATTTTTAATTTACCTGCAGACTTTGGTACTGGGAATATCCTAAGCTTATTGTTATTTATTTCAAAAGTATAGGCTGATTTTCTAATCTGATCGTTAAATTCAATAGCCTGTGTCTTTAATATATCGTAAGAAGCGGGCATTAGTAAGAAATTCACTCCAGGAGAAAATGATCCGAAGTCAAATGCATCCATAAGAGACTGTACTCCTGTTCCTGTTCCTGCATATGGATCAAAGTAACGTAATATGGCAGGCGGTGCTTCATAAAATACTTTACGAACTTCTATACTGCCGTCTCCAATAAGGTTTTCTAAGTCATATTCTTGCTGACCTCCTACTAAGTCTATTAAGAAGCTTTTTAAGTCTACATCTCCTCCTACTCCTGCTTCCATCCCGTATTGAGCACTGGATCTAATCACGGTTTGTAGACTTGGTTTAAATACTGTTGCATTTACTGCTTCTCCACTAGCAGAACCTCCTATAGTACTTGACATAGTAGACGATGCTATTGACTCTATCACCTCTTTACCGTATGCAGTTACTGCCTCTTCGAAAGCAGTGTAAAACTGTCTTTCATTTAGTTCTATGTCTAGTACAGGCCATCCTAATTTCTCGGCACAATATCTTGCAACCTTAGGAGCATCTTCTTGAAATGCTAGGTCATCGTCGTAAAATCCGAAAGGAGTAGCTTCACCTGCAATAAAGTCGGTAGTTCCATCCCAAATTTGAATATCTGCCATAATTTATTAATCTTCTGTTGTTAATGCTATAAAATAACCTATTGTAGAGCCTGTTGAATCGATTGATTGAGCTTTAATAGATCTGAGATCCCCGTATGTAAAGTTATTAAATGAATCACTGACATATTCTGAGCTAAACATAAAGCTACCACTTGGGCTTAGTAAGTAGTGTTGATTTGATGTTGAACCGGAAATTTGTAAATCTATATTATCATCTGATAAATTAGTTACTCTGGCGTATTTTATACTGCTTGAAACAAATGTACCTGCACCTGGCAGGTTATCTGCATTGATTACTTCAGTATGTACACCAGAAGGTATGTTCATTACTCTATTATCGGCATAGCTTATACTAGGAATTCGAACTTCTACGTTAGTCCCTCGCTCAACTCCTTCGAGTTTTACTCTTTCTCTAATAAAGTATGTAAAATTTGCATATTTAGGCATCTTGGAATAGTTTATTTATAAATAGCTGTTAATCCCTGAAGGTTTTATATACCTCTAATACTGGTGCAACTATTTGATGTCTGTGATTATATTCTAGAGTTGCAGTTTTAAATCCCGCAACATGTTCTTCTACTCTAGCGAGGAAAGAAAATCCTGTTTCTCTTTTATCTTTTAGGTCTATCTGTGCTAAATCTCCACATATTACCATTTTAGATCCTTTTCCTAATCTTCCTATTACCGTTTCCATTTGAGAATGTGTTACATTCTGTGCTTCATCTACTATTACAAAGGAATTTAAAAAGGTTCTTCCTCTCAAAAATGCAAAAGGTACTATCTCTATAGTTTCATCGTCAAGTAGCTTCTGTATTTTCTCTTTATTATACAGCATATGTAGATTGTGATAGATTGGTGCTAACCAAGGGTCCATCTTCTCTCTTATATCTCCTGGTAAAAAACCTATATCTTCTTTAGACACTGTTGGCCTCGTTATAACAACCTTCTCAACCTGTTTAGTAAAGAGCATATCTAATGCTACTTGTGTTGCTACTAATGTTTTTCCTGAACCAGCCATTCCTTTAATGACGGTTATGGGTGCTTCTATTATTTTGGATTTTGCTATTTTCTGTTCTTCATTAAGTTGTACGTTGAATTTAATTGGTTTCTTTGGTCTTCTCTTTGGCACGAATACTTCGTCCGTATGATGGTTTGAAGGCATATATAATAACGTTTTGGTTCTTATCTATAAATAGTAACTTAGAAGAGTATTTAATATAATTTAGAGAACTATCGGTATAAGAGATAATGCCATTCTTGGTCCAATATGTTGTTCACCGAGTTCAGCATAAGCTCTAATATCAATTGTTTGTCCTTCTGTTATTGTTGCTACGGTTTGTAGTATAACAGGATATTCAAAATCTAGAGCTTCAAATGGTTTATCAGTTGTACGTCGTGAATTTGAAATAAGAACACCGTCTATGTATACTCCACAACTAAATGTTGATTGAGATGGAGAACCTGCGGAAATAATACTTCCACTAACGGTTGCAGTAGCAAATCCTGTAATTGCACCAGCATTAGTTCCAATACTTTGAGGAATAACACTAGCACCAGCATTCCCAAGAGCCCCAGTACCTGTAAACATGGTAAAGGTATCTAATATTCCTAAATCGAACCCACTTGTACCCGTAGGTATAGTAAAAGTGGTGGTATCAATACTATTTTGTCCAGTAATGTTAAGTAATCTTCCTTCCATTGTAGTTCTTGCACCAGTACTAACTGCTGCTTGATTTGCTAAAATAGAACCTCTGAATGTAGTATCTGCTCCGGTACTACCTGCTCCTTCAGATACAAACCAAACATTACTGCTAATTGCACTACCCGTTAATGCTACTTCTGAAAATGTATTTGTAGTAAATGCACCTGTACATCTAAATACAAATTGTTTAGTTGAATCTCCTTCAGCATCTAATGTTAATATACCGTTGAGGCTAGTTGCTGCTGCAAAATCGTAAACCCCTTCAGTTAAGGTTTCACCATTACCATATACTCCACCTCCTCTAGTTACTGTTGTAGTAAGAGCCATTAACTCATCATATAGTGCTATTACGTCTGTTTTAGCTTGTGCTGTTTGACTAGATACATCATCAATTGTATATTGACTATTAAAATTAACTAAGTATGAACCCGCACTTGGTGTTGCAGTCATTCCGGTAACTATAACGGGGGTTGATGTAGGGATTGCTACTATAGTATTATCACTAGTAAATACTAATGGTGAGATAGTAGTTGATGTCGATGGAAGAGTAAGGGTGTTACCATTACTAATACTTAATTGGTCACCGGCAATAGATAATGTTTGTGAATCGGTTTCTGAAGTTATGTATGAACCTGTTACAGCTTCTATACTTGTTAACCTATCATCGACTGATGATGTGTATGTATTTAATGAAGTTATATCGGTATGAGAACCACTAAGTAATCCTTCTTGTATTTTAGTTTTTAAAGTTGCGTATGCAACTCTTACGGTTTCCCCTTCTTTTACTAAAGGGAAAAAGTCATTGTTACTTAATGTAGTATGTAAAGTTAACTCTGAGATTCTTTTGTTTGCCATTATAGAAATATTCTGTACCCTTCTTCTTGAAGTAAGTAATCAAAATCTTCCTGCAATAGAAAACCTTGGTAGGGTGTTGTTGGTGCCCCAGGAGCTTTTCCTGGTCCTTTATTCTGTCTTTGAT